GCTTTCCTTTGAACCACCCTGATTGGGAAAGGTTCAATGCCAGTGACGCTCCACCGAACACCGCTGGTTGCAGTAGCGTCGCGGTAGTCGGGGTCTGGGTGTAGTTGGTGTAAAGGTTCAGGTCCGTCAGGTTCTCGAAGATCGCCTTATACGTGCCGTCGACATCCAGGGCGCCCTGGAAGATCTCCCGTGGTGCCTGCAACCCGTTGCTGGAGTGGATGGCCTCCACGGCGCGCTTGATGCTCAAATCGAGGGACAGGCCACGGGTGGAGGCGCCACCGGAGTTGTTCATCACCCACTGCCAGCCCAGTACCGGCGGCAGCGCGGTGTAGGTCGGTGTGGGGGTGGACTGCGCTACCCCTGGCAGTGCCTTGAGTTTGGTGTTCAGGCTGACCGAGCCCTTGGGGTCGATCTTGATTCCCACGTCGGAGAACGCCGCACCGACATACCCCAGCGTCGGTGTGCCGCTTGAGGTGTCGTACACCGTCAGGGAGTACGTGGCCTTGGCCGCTGACGGTGACTGCTTGAAAGTGTGGGTGGTTTGGGACACGAGAGGTTCGGTCGCGATGTGGGCCTTGGCCAAACCGATGGCCTGACCGACCACGGTGGTGACCGTCAGGTTGAACGGGCCGGACCCGGTCACTGCGGAGACGTACGCGTACTCCTGGGAGGCGCCGGTACCGACGCTGATGTACGACAGCGCCGGGATGGAGGCCGTGGACGGCAGGGTGGTGGCACCGATCGCTGACCCGCCGGTGGCCACGGTGGTGGACACCCCAGCAGCCACGGTGTCGGGGCCGATGGAGCCGCGTAGGAAGTGGCCGGTGACGTCGGGGTAGGCCATGAGGTCAATCGACCAGTCGGCCTCAACGGGGCCCTGGTACATGCCCTGCAACACCGAGTCGTTGGCCCTGATCGACTCGTCTTTGATCTCGGTGTACATGTCCTCGTAGTCGGCCTTGGTGAACGGCACGAACACGGTGGGCGCCAGGTAGGTGCCGATCACGGCTTCCTTAGCGATACCCAGGTGCGCGAGGCGTGAAAGAGCGGTCATCGGTTACGCCTCCTCGGCGTGCTGCTGGGTGGTGTCGCGGACGGGGATGGAGTCGACTGCGACTGGCACCGGTGACGGCTGCGCATCGAGCTGCGGGGTGGTGTCGCTGGCTGCGGTGTCGTCCTGGTCGCTGCTGGGCTCGGTGGCGGTGTCCGGCTGCGCGTCGGTGTCGTCGGCCTGGTCCAGCTCCTCAACCGGGGTGAACCCGGCCAAGCGCTCCTCGTGGTCGAAGTCCTCACCGGGGTGGATCTGGCGACCGAGGCCGAGCGTGGGCAGTTCGATGGGGTATCCGCTGGTGTTTCGTTGGAGCACGGCGATTCGCCTTCCGGGAGCGCGCGGGAGCACCCGGCGGCACCGGGTGGGAATGGGGGGTGGAGCGAGCTAGCCAGTGAAGTCTTGATCATCAGCGGAGTACATGATCTCCGCGCGGAACTCCGCTCCCGGCGGCAACGTGGACGCCGGGTCATCGAAATGGACCGTCACACCGGAGTGGTCGCCCTCAGCGACCGACAGGAACCGGCCACCGTGGGTCTTGTCACCGATGAACCCACCGATGCGGGTAATGACCAGATCGATCGCCGCATCGAAGGCCCGCTGATCGGCCTCAGCGTTACCGGACCCCGACGTCAACGGCCAGACCAGTTTGAGCACCAGGTGGTGGGTGGCCATGCGCCGCTGGTTAGCGAACCGCTTCTCCTCGATCGTCCTGCGCAGCACATACAACTGCCCGGCGTTGCGTTTACCGGGCGTCCGGGGCCAGTAAGCCTGGACCAACCCGAAGGGGCCACCGGCGGTGGCGGGCAGCGTCGGCAGACCATCACCGGCCGTCGACAGCCACGCCGCTTCCCGATCACATGCGTCAGCGGTGCTCACCGATCACCCCCCTGGGTACGGCGACGGCCCGACCCCCGGAGTAGGGGAGGGTCGGGCCGTCGCTCGATAGGTCAGTCCTGGTTGTGGCCGGTGTCGTCGTCAGCGCCCGGCTCCCCACCCTGGGGGCCGTCGATACCCGCGACGTGCGCGTGCCCGGCGTGGACGGGGTACCCCTCGGGGTCCTTGTCGCCACCGTCACCGACCAGGCCCTCAGCGGTGGCCCGGCGGGCCAGCTCCAGCTCCGTGTCCTGGTCATGCCCGGAGTGGACAGCCACCTGGTGCTCGTGACCGACCGCCCCAGGGTTGGGGTGGGCGTCGTTGTCTTCGCTGGCCATCGGTTCCTCCTCGTTACTGCCTACGATCATCGGATGACACGGACCTACTGGCACATGGCTTTCGTCGACATCGACCACCCTGACGGGCCACGGTGGCTTGGTGGGCTCAACACCGAAGCCGACACCTTCGCTGAGGCCATGACGTGGGCCTACGTGTCTGGGCTCAACCCCGGTGGGGAGGTCCAGTTCGTTGGTGTCCGGGCGACCGGCCTGGACCCCCGTTACGTGGACAGGTTGATCACCGATCGTGATGAGTGGCGTGGCCAGCCGATGCCGGAGAACCCCCAGCCGTTGGATCACACCCCGGAGACCATCGGGGACCTCACCGTGACCGCCTCCGTCGCTTCCACACCCGGTGGGCCCGCGCCCGGCGGCGCAACACCGGGCGGTGACGGTGATGGCGAATCCCCTTGTGCAGGAACCCCTTGAGGTGGCGCCGGGTGTGCGCGGAGATCAGCCCGCGACGCCCACCGGTGCGGGACTTCGGGTGCGCCGGACGGTGCAGCGACGCTTGCTTGTGCGCCCCGGTCTTGGTCCCGTGGTGAGTGGTCCGTGCCCGCTTCGCTCCCGGTGTGTGGTTGACGGGATGCAGCGGGGTTGTGCGGCCGTGGCGGGCCAGCAAGCTAGCGGAGATCTTCGCCCGTGACGCAGCGGACAGCGGGTGGCCCTTGTGGGGTTTGCCTTTCAACGCGGCACTGATCTTCGCCTTGGTCGCTGCTGACATCGCGTGCCCGGCGTGGTGTTTCCCCTTCAACGCTGCCGAGATCTTCGCGCGGGTCGCCGAGGACATCGCGTGGCCTTTATGGCCTGCGGTGTGGCGCCCCTTGAGCGCGGCGGAGATCTTCGCCCTGGTCGCCGCTGACATCGGGTGACCTTTGTGGGTGCCTTTGTGCCCAGGGTGCTTCTTGCCTTTGAGCTTGGCGGAGATCTTCGCTTTCGTCGCCGCGCTGAGCTTGTGCCCCTTGCGTTTGGTCACACCAGACCCCCCTGGTGGGATGCTCACGCCATGAGCGCGCTATCACTCACCGTCGACCTATCCCTCATCGGTGCCGACCTGCGGGTGCCCCTGGTCACCGGGGGGAAAGCCCGGTACACCAACCTCGACTACGCAGCCAGCGCACCATGCCTGCGGGTGGTGAAAACCGCTGTGGACTCGCTCATGGAGTGGTACTCCAGCACCCATTCCGGTCCCGGACTGAAATCCCAGGTGACCACAGCTGCCTATGAGGGATCACGGGAGCCCGTCACCGCGCTGCTCGGCGCGCGACCCGACGACTGTTTGATCTACGTACGGAACACCACCGACGGGGTCAACATGATGGTCAACGCGCTAGACCCTGACGCGACCGTGGTGGTGTCGAAAGCGGCACACCACTCCAGCCTGCTACCCGGACGACGCCGCAACCTGGTGGTCACACCCATCACCGGCAGCCACGAGGAGGAGCTTGCGGTCCTGGAGACAGCGCTGCGGGCCCAGCAGGTGGATCTGGTCATCGTGACCGGCGCCAGCAACGTCACGGGCGAGGTGTGGCCTTACGCGGCCATGACCAGCCTCGCCCACCGCTACGGCGCGCGGGTCCTGCTGGACGCGGCGCAGCTGGCCCCGCACTGGCCGATCGACATGGCCAGCGATGACATCGACTACGTCACCGGCTCGGCGCACAAGATGTACGCCCCGTATGGCATCGGTTTCGTCATCGGTCGCCGCGACTGGTTCCTGCGAGGCGAGCCGTACCTACTCGGTGGTGGCGCCGTGGACTTCGTGCGGGTGGGGGACGTGCAGTGGGCTGCGCTGCCTGACCGTCAGGAAGCTGGGACACCCAACGTGGTCGGTGCGGTCGCGTTGGGCGTCGCGTGTGACACGCTGCGGGCTGCCTGCATGGACCGGATCGCGGTCGCCGAGGCGGAAATCCTCGAGAAAGCACTCGCAGGGCTCGGTGGCATCGATGGGGTGTCGCTGCCCCGGATGTGGCCGGCAGGCAGCCCGCGCATCGCGGTGGTGCCGTTCGCTGTGGACGGGATCGGGTATGCGGAGGTTGGCACCGTGTTGTCCTGTGAGTGGGCGGTGGCCACCAGGGCTGACTGTTTTTGCGCCCACCCGCTGGTGGCTGAATTGCTCAAGCTCCCACCAACGCGGGTCCAGCGGATAGCGGATTGCCGTCGAGCTGGGCTGGAAGTCGCCATACCAGGGCTGGTACGCATGTCGGCCGGTCTGAACACCACCGTTGATGACGTCCTGCTGCTGGCGACCGCCCTGGACATGATCACCGCACACGGGCCGGTGTGGGACTACAGCACCAGCCTCGACGGCACCCACTGCCGACCGACCCCCGACAACCGGGAGTGGCCGGTGCTGCCGTTCCGGCTCGGTCGGTGACTACCGCCGGACGTACGGCGCCAACATCTCCATCGCCTCAGCCCGCAACGCATCCGGATCGTGCCCTGACCGGCCGTCCACAGGATCGAGTTGCTTGACCGCGATCGAAGCCGCCATGAACCGGCCAGCCTCCACCAGGTCCGCTGGGATGGTGCCGTAACCACCGGAGTAGGCGATGGCGATGGTGGTGCCCTGGGGCACGAACGTCCCGAGCTGGAAACGCAGGTGCCCGGTGTCCGGCTCGAACTGCATCGTGGACGTCTGGACGGCCTGCTGCCCAGCGAACGACCGGTAAAGGTTGATCGACTGGATCGCGCCGGTCCACAACTCGGGGTACCGGGGTGGGTACTCCCGCACCCAGAAGTGCCGCACCAGCATCGTGGAACCCAACGACGCCGCACGCGACGCACCGAGCTGGGCGGTGGGGTCCAACGGCACGTAGGCGTCGATCGCGTCCTCAACGTCGACGGACTCCGCGCGCATCGTCTCCAGCAGCCCAGTGAACGGCACCAGCCGCCGGTCACACGCCGACTCACACGACCTGGTGGCCGTCAGCATCAGGTTGGTCAACGCTTGGGCGGTGAACCCCTGAACCAGGTTGGCGAACGGGCCCTCAGTGAACTGGGCTGCGGTGGCCAGGGGGATCGGTTGGTCAAGGCTCATACGTCACCCCCTGGTCTCCGCGCGGTTACTTCCCGGCCTTGGTGCTGGTGGGGTTGGTGGTGGTGTCACCCGGAATCACGGCACCACTGGTGGCCTTGAGGGGGGTGGCCGCCGGGCCGACGTCAGCTTTCGCGGCGTTCCCGGTGCCGGTCTCTGAGACCTCCCGGCCGACACGCTCCGCCTTGGCCTCATCGGAGGGGCGGGCACCAGCCGGGCGCTTCGCCTCGGTGAACTCCCCATCACCACGGTCCAGGAGCTCCCGGGCCATGTCCTCATCCTGAACTTCCTGCACGTCACCGTCTTTGGTCCACTCCACACCGGGAGCGGAACCGGCGGTGCGCTTCTTCAACCAAACTGACATGGTGTGATCTCGCTTTCCGTTTAGCTGTAGCTGACGGTCACAGCGGCGGAACCAGTAGCTCCTACGGCTGTTATCCCGTTCGCTGCTGGCATTTGGATATCGAAAGTCTGACCGGAGGTGACACCACTAGCCGGGACAATGGCCAGGACAGTGCCGGAACCGGTGGATGCGTTGTCGTAGAACGTCAGGGCACCGGTCGGTACAGCACCGGTGACGGTCACACGCCCCAAACGCCCCGGCCCGTTCTTGATAACGGTCGTGCCGACACCAGCGGCAACGACGGCACTATTCGACGCCGACACGGGGAACCCACCGGCATCAACGAGGGTCACAGCAGGTGCACCCATGGCGAATCCTTATCTGTTAGTCGGCGGAATACGCCAAGACGTCAACGATCTGTTGGGAGCCAGTGAATTGTGCGGCCCACACCGTTTCACCGGGTTGCAATGTGGCGGTGACTTGCGGGTTGGGGGTAATCGTGGAATCCACTGAGGAGTCATTCGATAGCAGGAACCCGTGGTTCATGCCCACATCAGGGCCCCCGACGAATACCCCGTTGCCGCTGGTCGTGGTCGGCCGTAACCGCACCAGCATCGTGTACTTGCCGGTGGTGTCCAGTCCTGCGGTCAACTCCACGGCCTTGTGATTACTGGGGATGATCACGGAACGGGCAGCGAACACAAGGACCTCGTCTCCAGTGGAATGGACCCAAGGGGCGCAGCCGAGCGCGGTAGGCCACGCCCCCTGGGAGACAACGGGTGGAACTACAGGCTGGCGATCACACGGGACAACCGGCCGACGTACTTGGGTGCACGAACCGCGAGGCACGTGTCCGTCAAGACGGCGAACGGCAGGGTGTCCGGGGCGGTCACCGTGGGCGACAGCGGAATGATCTGCATGTCGCGGGTGTAGGGGCGAACAAGGAAGTTCGGGTCCCGTGGCACCAGGTAGACGTCCTCATGGACCCCAGTGCGCGGCAGCGCGCCGACGTTGGTGCCCTGGTAGGCGGCCGGGCCGGTGTTACCTGAACCGTTGGTGAGCAGGTTGGTTCCGGTGTCGGTGATGCTGGTGACAGCGGCACCGGTGGTGTCGAACGCGTCCACGACACCGAGCAGGGTCTCCGCGCCGGTGGAAGTGGAGCGGTAGATCTTGTACAGGATCGGGGCGGCACCATCAGGCATGTTCGACGGTGCAGCCACGGTCAGCGTCACCGTGGAGGTGGAACCGGTGGTCGCCTGGGACACCTCAACGCTGGCCTGGATCTCACCGAACCGTGCGATCACTGCCGCCACTTTGTAGGAGTACGTGGCAGCGGCCAACGTCCCACCAGTGGTCGCGGTGCCGGTGGTGACGGTGCCCTGCTGGTTCGCGCGCGGCGACAGGAACGACGTCTTCACGATCGGCACGTCACGGTAGGTCGGCACGTTCAGCCCGGCACCAATGGTGGTGGTGGGAGCCTCGAAACGCTGCTGAGACATCAGGACCTGCGACACGGACGACGCCATACGCGGCGACATCAAGAACATGTGGGAAGACCCAACCGGCATCGCGGAGTTGGTTTCCACAATGTCCATCAACTGGTCCAGGTACCGCAGCACGAAAGTGCCACCGGCCTCGTCAATGGAGTTGACGAACGCATTGGAACCAGACCCGGCGACCCAGTTGGACACCAGGTAGTCCAGGCCGGAGCAGATCGGGTACTGACCGGCGACGGTGGCACCGTCGTGACCCCAGATCAGGGTGTTCTCCAGCGTCCACATCATGCTGGTGACCGTGCCGTCAAGTTCCATCTGACGCAGGTCACCGACAAGGTCACGGGTCACGGTCTGGGCGAACCCGGTCACCGAACCCACGGCCTGGAACAGGCGAATGTTGAACACTGCCTGCTCGTAGACGCTGTTACCGATCGGCCTAGCGCCACCGTCAACGACACCACCGGAATCGGGGCGCGCGACACGACGGTTGAAGAAGTACTGAGTGGAGTTCCATTGCTTGGTTGGGATAGCGGCCAGCAATGGCGCGTACCGACGCTGGTACTCAAGAAGTACCGGGTCAATAGACTTTGGGATAAAGGGGGTCACTGACCCTGCGGTGGTCAGTGCCTCCTGGAGTTCACTAGGCATTGTGGCTCTTTCTTGGCATGAAAAAACCCGCCACACTCACGGCATGGCGGGACGGGTGATGGGTGGTGCCTAGCGGTCAGCCCGTGGCGGTGACCCCAGTAGCTGCCGGGGCGATGCCGGTGCCGGCGTGGGGCACTGGGGTCTTAGCGAAGTCACCCAACAGGATGTTGGCGCGGTCCTCGAACGCGGCGGCAGGGGTCGGGTCCTGCTGGTCGTTCTCGTGGACACGGAAGCCCTGGCGCGACGGGCGAATCCCGAGGCGTTGCAGCTCCTCCCGCACAGCGGTCAGGATGCGACCCTCGGTCTCCTGCACTGACGTGGTCAGCTCGGTGCGTAGCCCAGCGGTGGCCTCAGCGATTGCAGCGGCAGCGGTTTCCTTCAACGCCTGCCCAGCGTCCACCTTCGGTGCAGCCTCGGTGGCGGGGGGAGCGGTCTCGGTCGCTGGTGCGGTGACTGGGGCCGGTGCGACGGCGACGGGCGCCGGGGCCGGTGGGGTGTTCGCCTTCAACGCGGCAGCGAAAGCCGCGCCGATGGTCTCACCGATCGCCGAAACGTCAGCGTCGGTCAGAGTGCGGGTCGGGGCTGCCGTGGTTTCGGCCGCCTGGGTTGGCTCGCTCACGGCGGGCTCCTTCTCGGTGTTGGTGCTGCCCTCGACCGGGTGGGCGGGGGACGTTTCAGGGGTGGTGACCGGTGCTGGTGGTGCGACCGGGTCAGCGGGTGGCGCCTGGGCCTCAGCGACCGGTGTGGTGCGCGTCAGGACGCG